GGCAACGAGGACGACACCATGAGCCTCGCCCTCGACCTGCGGCAGGATGGCGTAGCCAACGCCCTCGACCGGAGGCGGCCGATGCGGCTCTGGCCGCCAATGGCCGCCAATGGCCGCAGAGATCGGCGGCGCTATCTCGCCTGTGACCTCGCCCTCGCCCGAGAGCGCTGCGGCGCCGGCCACCAGCGCGCCAGTGCCGACAACCGCGCTTTCCTCAAGGACGACGCCTTCACCGGCAACCGTCGCCGAACTGGCGACCAGCGTGCCGATGCCAGTCGAAACACCCAAACCCGCGCCTGCGACCGCCGCCGCGCCAGCTTGTACTGCACCCGCGCCGGTCGCTTCAGCCGCGGCAGCACCACCGCCCGACCAAAATGCAAGCAACCCATGAAAGCCGACAGTGGCAGCAGAAGCCGCCACCACTTCGCCGACACCAGCGAGCGCGCTTTGCGATACTGTTAGCGCACCCGTCCCGGTCGAAACTGAGACGCCTGCGCCAACAACCGTCGAAGCGACGGCGCTAAGTGCGCCTGTACCCGCCGCCGCGCCCTGAGCCGCACCGCCGCCTGCCCAGAACGCAAGCAGACCGTGAAAGCCCACGGTAGCCGGAAGTAATATCTCGCCCGCAGAGACGATACTCGCGGCTTGTACAGCCAATGCCCCTGTGCCAGTCGAGGCTGAACCACCGGCACCGCTAACGATGACGGCATCCGCCGTAACAGCGCCTGTGCCAGTCGCCTCTACGGTGCCCGATCCGCTGATCGCCGCCGCGTCCGCAGCAAGCGCACCGCTACCATCGATAACCGCCGAAGGTTGCTCGGCGCGCGGCGTCCAGAACTTAAGACCCGCAGGACCGGGACCTATAACCATGACAGATGCAATCTCTTAATTGAGACTCCTCCACATGTGCCATTGCGGAATGATCGACGGGGCAACGCTAACCGTCAGGCCGATCCACAGGCCAGCCGCGACCGACGTATCGACTGAAACTGCGGCACCCGTCGTGCAATGCGCTACCGAGGTCTGGCTGGATGCTGTTGCGGTCGCTCCAGCGCTTTCCCACTTGCCGGTGCAAATGACTGTAGAATTGGCACCGGGCAACCCGACTGATCGAATGACCAGCAGACAGCGATACAGGAACGGAGCCGTGGTGATCGACGGAACATAGTTTTGCGTGGGCGAAGCGCCCAGCGAGGTGCCACCTATCACCAGACCATAGCGCGGCGTGATGATCATCGTCCCGGCAGCGCCCGTTGTGATGGTGCCTCCAACGGTCAGCTCATAGACCCGACCGGCACGCGGCTCATTAGCTGGGATGGACGCCAAGGCCGTGGGGATCAAGACGGTCTCGGTTGTCGCCGTGATCGTCGTGTAGGCCGAGTTGACTGGTTCGGTTAGTACATCCGCGAAGTACTGCCTGCTCACAATTGCTTCCCCTTACGGTGGCGCGGTGTAGGTCAAGCTCGTGATCGATACCTGCTGGCCGGCGGAGATGACCACGCTGTTGAGCGTGATGTCGCCGCCACCGCCGGTCGCCGTCACCGAGCACAGCACGACCGGCGTGCCGCCGCCCTGCCGCAGCTCGGCCTTGGCAACCGTACCCCCGACCGCGCTGCTGTCCGCCGTGATGGCCGATGCCGTCGCCACACCGGATGCCGCCGCGCCGAACGCCGGATTGGAGAACGTCAGCGTGGCGACCGTGGTGCCGCCGCTCGTCTGCATGATGATCTTGCCTGGCGGCGTGTTGAGATCGATCTGGTCGACCACATAATCCGCAATGCCGGTGCGGATTGCGGTCGGATGAGTTACCGCCATTTGCTATCCTTTTCCGGAGACGGTCGCCTCGGGACCGCCTTCGACGATCTTGCCTTCCGCGATCCATCTCGCGATTAGTCTGTGCAACCGCTCGTCTGCCGCCCTGACCGTGTAGCTCAGGCCGGACACATACTGACTTTGCGTTTCTGCCGAATAGAAATCCTGCAGCGCGGTGAAGCGCATCACGGTCCAGCCGGATCACTCGATGTGATCGGATCAGCCCCGGCGGTCCCGGTTACCTGCGCCGTCCACGACGTGGTCGTGTCGTTCTCTTTGCACACCGACAGAGTGGTGCCGCTGATAGACCATTTGTTGCGCAAGAAGCGCAGCGCCTGGCGCACCGTGCGAACGGTAGTTGATCCGCTGTCGGTCCCGGTCGACATATCGCGGTCGAGCAGGGTATCAGCGATCGCAACAGCAGTCGGTGCGATTGGAAACAATTGAATTCCGAACTGCCCGACGACTTTGGCAACCGCCACGCTGTCGACCGTCTCGTCCGGCGAGAGCACCAGCGTGTAGACCGCACCCGCGACCCAGAAGCCGCCGTCGCCCGTATCGTTCGACGTGTCGATCGTCACGCAATGCAAGCTCGTCACGCTATCGAACGGACTCGTCATCGTCACGCCGTTTGTGGTTGTCTTCTCCGCAGCATTGCCGTTCTTGTAGATCTTGATATCTGCCGCCTCGAACGCGGACGATGGTGCAACCGGCGCGCCGGTTGAGGCATGCGTTGTGAACATACACACCACCGCCGTATGGTCCTCTGTGTAATCCCCTAACCACACGTCAAGCCACCAGGCTTATGTCGTTAATCCGGGCAACACGGCCAGCCGCCCCACCGGCTTCAAATGCACCGACAAGCAAGCCGATCGAAAAACGGTCTTTCGACGAATTCTGCGCAGCGAACGCACCAGAGGCGCGATTGACCGCATAACAATTCGTCCCTAGCGAATAAGCCTTCTGGTGCGATGAGGACTGCATCGTCAAATATTGCGCACCGACGTTAGTGGCCGATGTCGGCTTGATGATGCCTGCAACAGGCTGATTCGCCGTGGTCGAATATGGTGATGGAAACAAAATTACCAAATACTTGTTTGTGCCGGTTCCGCTAACTGTATTGAGATCGACAGAATAGGTCTTTTGTGCCGATGGTGTTCCTAACGGATCGGAATAGAGCACAAAATCCACATCTCCCGAAATGTTGCAACTAAGAGCTAGTCCGTAAACCATCGCAGGGAACGGCAACTTGAAATAATTGCCGTATTCCTTGGTCCCGGATGTATTATTCCAAGTCTGGACGGTATTCTGCGTCGTGAACACGTTCGACCCATAGAAAAAGCCCAGTGTGCCATCTGCAAACGTAATCACAAGATTCGGATAACTGCTGTTAGCCGTATAGACAGCTCCGGTAAATCCGGTCACGGATGGCATTGTCGGATCAGACAGCCCCACGCCAGCCAGGGCCGGACGGACGGAATCCGTCCCGCCTCGAGCCGTCATCTGGACAACAAAAGCAACAAGGTCCCCGTTCGTGATTGTCTTCGTGCCAGTATCGGGAACGTGGATTTGCCACGCATTCGCGGTGATGCCGCCGCCACCGCCCGTCAGGCTACGGGAGACATCGAAGGTTACCACATCAGCAACATTGACGGCACGCGCTGGAGGGCCTGTCGTTGTGTCAACAGCAGCCAGCCCGACTTTAACTGTTGTTGCAGCATTGCTGAATATGAGCGACCCGCTCATCCATCCGAGGGATGACGAGCCGGTTGTATTGATAGTATGCGATCCACCATCCTCGGTAAAAACCTGTCCGATCATGATGCAGGCTTCGTTTACCGCATCCAGGGTTACCAGAGTCTGGCCAAGGAGAAACGTTGTTCCGTCAATGCCGACATGCCCAACAGCAACCAGTGGCGTTCCATCGAGCGCGACGAGTGCCATCAGATCGTCACCTACGGCATCGCCAGTGTGAATGAGCGGATGCGCACCGGGCCGCCACGATAGATGCTCGTCGTGTTGAGCCGGATCACGCCGTCGCCGTTCTCGTCGGTGACATCGCAAGAGAATACTTCGCGGCCATCTGACGACAGAATGCGCGCAGTCGCGGCCTGGCCGCGTGCCAGTGCGGCGTCTTCCTCGCTGATCGTATTGAGCATGACCTGCCCGCCTTCAGCAGGCTCGGCCGCAGGATTGGACAGCTTCAGGATTGCGAGTACGTTGCCAGCAACGGAGAGCAGTTCGATGCTGCCGCCATCCATCGAGCCGGTGAGCACATCGAGCATGGAATTGCTCGTCTCTTCCGAGAGATTGATGATCACGCTTGCTGCTCATCGTAGATCAGCGTGTAGCCGCCGTTCTCGTTGCGCTCGATCCGGCTGGGCCGCGGCGGCGGAAGCGGAAGCACCGATCTCGGCGGGGCATTCTGCAGCACGATCGGCGGCGACTCGTGCAGCAGATGGATCGCCGCCTTGACCTGATCAGCAAGCTCGGGCGGCACGACCGTCCTGGCGAACTGTTCCGCCACGCAGTCGCGCACGAACGGCACCATGCCCTTGGCCAGCGCATCGATCTCACTGTCGTCCATCATGCAGCCTCGCGATACACGGTCTTCAGTGCCAGATTGAACCGCCGCGTAATGGCCGCGAGCTTTTGCGCGTCCGGCACGACAGGATCGGCAGGCGGCTGATCAGCAGGCGCGTCGGCGGCTGGTGGCAATGCTGGCGTGTTCGGCGCGAACGGATCTTCCTGCGCGTCGCGCTTGGCCAGCGCCTCAAGGCTAAAGTCCTGCTGTTGAAGCATCGGACTGTCGCCGCCCTTCTTAGGCACAAGATCAAGTTTCTTGCGCTGTTCGTTCGGCGAAAGAATACCCGCAGATTTTTGCAGCACATCCATCTGCGTCACACTGTCCATGCGCAACAGTGTGTCGGTGTCGAACTCGGTGCCGAGCCCTTCGCCCCAACCGATGCCGAGCGCGTGGTCGAGCGCCTCCTCAATCTCCTCGATGTGCGACTGCAGCGCTTGCGAATAATATTCGACGTTGAGCGCCTGCACGTTGTTGTAGCTCGGCAGCGCGCCGACGCCGACCTTGTAGGGCGGAACGTGATACACGCTGCAGACGACCTCGGCCGACCATTTCAAGTTCTCGATCATTTGAACCTCGACGTTGGTCATCGGCAGTTTTTCGTATTTTGCACCGCCGGACAGCACGGCAACGCGGCCGAGATTGATCCGCGAGAACCGCGCTTCCCATTCCTCTTTCACCCGCTGCCGTTCCTCCGGACTGACCTCGCCCGGCGCCGTGATGATGCCGCCAGGTGTCGAACTGTTCTCGAACAGCAGCGCCGATGCCTTCTGGGCATTGAGGCCGAGCATACTCGCAAGCCCGCTGGCAAAAACCGGCGGCGTGCCGCACAGCGGATGAAACAGGCAGTTCATCCGGTCGTGAATGATCTCGCGTGCGGGCACAGTGATCTCGTCAGTGCCGGCCAGATTGTCCCTGCTGATCCGATAGAACACGCTGCCGTCGTCGGACACCAACGGCTGCACCCGCGTCGGGTCGAGCACATGCAGCGCCGTCACCACGTTGCGATTGTCGCGCACCTTGAGCACGTAGGTGTTGCCGCGGCTGAGCTTCGAGAGCACCCACGTTTCCCAGAACTGGTTACGCGTCTGGTAGCTGTTCGGCCGACGCAGCACCGGACTGAATGCCGGGTTGGTCACCTCGGACCAGATGTCATTGGCGTCCTTCTCGACAAGCTTGACACGCAATTTGGCGATGTCACGCGCGATCAGCGTCTTGCAGG